GGATCCGCACCAAAGAAATGATCATCCGCGACTGATTGGTTCTGAAGCTCTATACCGGGGGCGACATCGTGCCCTGCATTCCGGAGTGCCTGGGCCTCGTCGTCTATTTGCTGGTATCCTTCCGCAAATTGTTCCCGAAGCAGTACGGCGGTCTCCTCGTCAATGGTAGTACTGAAATTACCGACAATGGATTGATTTTCTTTCCGAAATTGTCTGACGTTCTGAAGCTTGAGCGCCTGCCATGCCGGCCATTCAAAGCCCTCTTCCTTTTCCCATGCTTTATGTCTGTGCAGATTACGTTTAAGTGAAGCGACCAGCTGCAGCTCAATCTCTGCAATCAGCTGAGAAATACCGGCAGGTGTCATATGGTATCATCCCCTACCCCCGGCGGCGACATCTCAGCAAGTCCCTTGGCTTGGTTGATACGCTCCACTTCTTTCTTTTTCCATTCGTCATCCTTACTGTTGCCCCACAATTCATCCACCTGAGACTCTGTGCTCATGATGCCGGTTGTGGCAGCTTTTCCTACACTTTCAATCCTGCTGTCGAAGCTGGGCGCACCATATTCGCCAAAGGCTATAGAGGGCGCATACGCTCCCGGCTCTATGCCGCGCATATTATCGTAAGTCATAAGGATAGCCGATACCAGTTTGGGGATAACCTTCTCCAATGCGCCTGTGATCGTATTGCGCGTATTGCCGGTTACGTCCTTTTTCTCCCGCTGCGCATCTGCACTGCTCATTTTGCCGACATCAATGCCCAATGTCGCCGGACTGATAATCCCCTGCAGGCACATATCCAGTGTAGCAGTGTATGTATTCAAAAAGGCTTCGTATTTGATTTCGGGCTGAATGACTTCAAGCTTTGAGTCAGTCCCTTCCTTTGGCGGTTTATTGACCTGTACAAACTCGGTGCCAAAGGAATTCACAGAGCATAATGCGCCGGTTTTAGGATCACGAGGGATCATGTCTTCCGGAATATATTTTTGCACGCGCCCTGCTCTAAGTGCATCCATCCACTGACTGACCACTTCATCATGCGCATCAAAATCATCTGTCTTTGTGTCAAACAGCGACTTGCCACGCCCGATAAACTTTGGGCTTTTAAAGACTTGGAGCGGAACCGCCATCATGTAGTCGCCGCTAAATGTAACCGATTTCAGATCAGCCAGCTCCGGCACAGTGTTGATCGGTGCTTCATTATCACCGTCAAATAACGCATATGATACACTGCCTTTGCTATATGTCTCCCGCAGCTGGTAGACCTTATCCCTTACGCGGTATTCTGTGAAAAAATATATGCCCGTTACATAGCCACGCTTACAGATATACTCCACACGGTTTGCCGGATAAAATTCAACCATCGGATATTCAGAAATATCAGTATCCACGGATATCTTGAACGCACCGTCAGCAGATACCAAAGTATCGACTACAGCCCCGCCAATCAAAGACAAAAAATCAATCTCCTTACTGATGCCATTCCACTCGGATTTTCCAGTACCGCTTTTAAATTCAACATCTCCAAGATCAGACTTTACCACATACGCCAATGTATCAACGATCAATGATGGCAGCCCGCTGTGTATCTTGCGTATGCTCTGGTTTGCAGGTGCCGCAGCCCAAAAGCGTGAGCGTCCCACATACCCGTCATCCAGTTGGCTGTATAGCTGATGCAGCTCCGATGCGTCTCCGCGATACCATATCTGATTTTTTATCACATTGGCTTGAAAGCTCATCGGTTCCAGTATGGTAATACTGTTATCATTTGCAGGCTGAATGTTAAGCCAGCTTCGTATCATGTTTTTCACCTTCTCCTGTATTTTCATGTGGCAGCAGCTCCTCCAATCTTATCTTTAAACGGCAACCATCCATATTGCGATGCATTGATGGTGTGATCGTTTCTGTCCTCCGGCTCGTCTTTATCTTCTTTCCAGCTATACAGATTCAATTCTCGGATGCTTTCCTTACAGGTATCCACAATGATGAAATCGCCGTGAGCCATCCAGCCTGCCTGGAAATTAATACGATCAATGATCTGCGTCTTTTTCCATGCCGGGACGAAGCTGTATATGCTGCCCTGCATTCGCTTGTATTTTTGGCATTCGATGATGGTCGCCTGATCCGCTGAATCAATAAAAACGTTTTTAGCAAAACCCCAGCTTTCGCGGCATTGCTCTAAGAAATCAACTAATTTCTGAGCAATATCCGAAGGCGAAAGCGGGACAGTCAGATCCTTATTGTTATAAACCTTCTCGGCCAGCAGCACATTCTTTCGGCAAGTCGTTATCCCACCAAAGATGAACGAGAAAGTATCGTCACTCGTTCGGCTATAGGAAGTATCAACGCCGCAATAATACAGGCTATATTTGTACTCGCTTGCCTGTCTCGGCGTGATAATGTTCTCCCTGCGCAAGTTGAATATAAGCCCGGTAGAGCGCCCTCTCAAGCCTTGTATCTTGTTCTTGTAGAGCTTTGTACCCTCCGGTACATTGCCTATGATCTGCGCTTTCTTCTCCGGTGTCAGCGCCGCATTATGATCAAAAGAAAAGAACCAATGTACCCAGCCGGGTTTTGGTTCTTTGTTCAGCATTTGGTTTATTTCAGCCGGCGCATCCTTTTCGTATTCAGGCAACGGCCTGCTGTGATTGATATATTCTTCATATACCGGCAAGGATGGATCATCCGGGTTGAGCGTCGCCATGAGATAGTCGCAGCGCATGGATGCTTCTCGGACGTATTCCATATCGGCTATATTGATCTCGTCTATATACAGGCAGCCGTACTGCCCACCCAGAGCCTTTTTCCAACGTGCTTTGTTGTCATACCCTAAGACATAGACAATTTTATCTCTGAACGCAAGGTGAGGAAGTGAATGCTGCCCTTTGCCGCTGGCATTATATTTGACCAATGACCCGAAAATATCCAGGATGCCGAGATCCTTGTTGATGATATTTTTTTCTATCGTACCGAGATCCAACCCAGACAGAATGTGCAGCTTCTTTGGTGATTGAGCCACCTTCAGCATAAATTTAATCACGCCTACTGTAGTTTTGCCTGCGTAAGTGGTGCCCTCAAGAAATTCTACTGGAGCATCATGCTTAAGGAAAGCTTTGTATTTGGGAGATAAGAGAAGTTGCTCACCCAAGGCGATTACCTCCTATTCCTTCAGCTGCTCCAGAATAGTATCAAGCTTTCCGGAAGTATCAACCTGACCGCTAAGCTCCACCTTGTCCTTAAACATGCCTAAGTGTTTACCTAACAGCTCCAGTGCCTTATTTTTGTCATGTAGCTTTACCTCGCGTTCGACAATATCGCCGTCTTCGGTAGGTATGATTTTGACTTTAACGGAAGCAATGGCTGCCGTATCATCTTCTGCAGCAGTTTCTTTAACCGTCGCGTCATTCATGTTTATAACATTGGCAGCATTGACCCGACCAATACGCGCAAGCTCAACGATCACAAGGTCAGCGTTAATTCCGGTGCGACGCGATCGTTCTGCCAATGCCTTGCCTATGCGCGCGCGGATATTAGGTTTTTGCATGTTCTCACTGCCAATAGTGCCTGCACTGTCAACGCTATATCCTGCCCGGATAGCCGCCTGTGTGGCATTTAAATCAATCAAATATTCGTCACAGAAACGTTTTTGTTTATTTGTCACCGCTCTCACCACCTCTCGATCATTAAAATAAAAAACCACCCGTTTGGGTGGAAATATTAAATATTTATATATTTCATTTCTTATTCATTTCGGTTATTACAAAAAGGACAAACAATAATGTCATATCCAACCTTTTTTAGAGCCATCATTTCACTGGTTACAACATTAAACTGGCCACTTTCAGAATATCTCTCAACTAGTCGATCAAACTCTTCTTGATTCCTTGGTTTTTTATATCTACCATTATCGCAATAATTACAAGCCATTACGATTCCTCCAATATGTTTATTTTTCTGTATTTTACCACATATAAGAATGAATTACAATGGCAACATTAAGCCCCGCGCCTCCCGCCATGCGCATAATACGCCGCACTATACCGTGCGTGATGGGGCTTGTACCCGCCAACTGAAAAAGCACCCGATTACTCGAGTGCTCCTCTATGGATCTTCCACGCTATCATAATAGCACATTTTTATCGCCCCAGGTGGCCAACTTTTTAAATTTCTTTTAAAGTGACTGCAAGGATCAAAATAAACCTTTGATGTAATCGCCTGATGGTCCTTTCGCTATATGCCACCGTAATATTCCTGTAGGGCTTCAATCTCCGCAAAGAAGTATAGCTACCATCCGGAAGCCGTTGCCAATATCTTTCACGAATGATCTGCTGCTCGATGCCCCCCAGCTGCTTCCACGCATCCTCAAAAGCCTTAATCCTCCAATCCAACATATCCAGCCGGCTGAGAGCTGCAGCCTTCGCAAAGGTGCTGTCGCTCGTCGTACTGCTCCTTGGCTGCCCATCAGGCGGACCCGGCGAACTTTCCAACACACCGCGCCGTGCCTCTTCCAGCTGATACTTGAGGTACGGATAGTCCCGTATGATGCTGGTCACGCGCTTGTATACCTCTCTCGGCAGGGATGACGGTATGTAGGTTCTCATAGGCTGTCCTCCTTAAAACTAAAAATAGCAATCGATCTATTTGCCGGCTTCTTCAAGCCGTTATCCTGCAGTATTCTATTTACTGTGTCAAATCACTCCTTTGCTTAATAAAATGCAACTGGGAGGGATTTATATGAAATCATCAAACTTCAGTGCGATCATCACGATGCGCAAAGTAAAACGCGCCTTTTCATACGACAACAAAACCATGCTGACACTTTCCATAACATTCCCGGAAGTGATCTTGCGCCATAACACACCAGCGCAAAACAATATTAATCGCCATATCCAGACGCAGGTTAATGACTTCTATCGTTACGCCTCCACGGACTTATATCAACAAGCCATTGCCTACTACAAAGAAACTCAGAAAAACGGGTTCCCTTTTTTCCACTATGACGCTGTTCTGCAATATACAATAACCTATAACCGGCAATGCCATTTGAGCATGTACCGTGACCAGTATGAGTTCACAGGCGGAGCTCACGGGAACACCATCAGAGCCTCAGACACCTGGAATCTGACAAACGGTCTTACCCTTCAGCTCTCTGCTTTCTTCTCGCCTAGTCAAGACTTTCATGCGTTTCTGATAAAACAGATTCTAGGGCAGGCTGATCAACAAATGCAGCAGAATCCGGGGATATATTTTGAAGATTATCAAGCTCTTATCGTGCAGTATTTTAACGAGAAAAGTTATTATCTCACGTCTTCCGGTGTTGCTATTTATTATCAGCAATACGAAATCGCACCATATTCCACAGGTATCGTTGTTTTTATCATCCCATACGAAACACTGCAATGGAATCCGTCCTGTTCTGCGTATTCATCCCCTAATGTCGGATAGCATTACGGGTCTGCTTGGAAATTTTCCCTGTATTGCGGCATGAACAGTGGGGAATATTTTATGCGATGTGATAACAGGTACCCCACAGCCCATTATGGGCTGTACATACAATTTGCTGATAGATTATTTTAGTTTGCTGTAACAATCTCAGATTCATCTGCCTTCTTACGCAAGGACTGACCCGCTTCCCATTCGCGAAACAACGCAAACCAGTCTTCGGCTTTCATGATAATCACCCAGTCATAATTATTTTTCCGATGCGCCACGATGGGAATGTTTCCTCTTGCGTCTCTGTCCGATTGTGCCATGGCAGTGTAAAGGCTTAATGCTTCCGTGCGTTTGACCTCGATATGTACGCCCGGCAGACCGACGACATCGTCCCCTTCTATCCCACTGTACTGCTGTCCTCTGCGCGCCGCTCCATAGCCTTGGCTTCGACACAGCTTTGCAAATTCTAATTCACCGCGTTTGCCTTTATGTTTGCTGTTCATGCCTATACCCTCCCTGCCGCGATATCTCGTTCTGCTTCCCGTTTCCACCATTCATCCGCTGTTTGAATCCCGTCTCTCTTGCAATCCGTCAAAACCTTTTTCACATAAGCCAAAGGATTCTTGCCGTTGTAAAACGCTGCCAGCTCAATAGCCCGACAAATCAATTCGATATCGCCGTCCGTACTGAGATCGGCAAGCTCCTGCTCAACGTATGGAATCGGAGCACCAAACATTTTTACCCAGGCATCCTTTGCGCGCGCATTCTCCGTAGTAGTAGTGTCAGTCAGTCTGTCAGTACGTTCTTCTATATTTACTTTACTTTTCTCTTCTTTTCTCTTCTTTTCTCTACTCTTCTCTTCTATGTCCATTTCTGTTATATTGCTGTTCTGTTGCTGTGTTATTTCTGTAGCAGAAACTACACAGTTATTAAGCTGTCGATCCTTGTATTCTTGGGCTTTCTTGCGTTTCTGAATAACAGGCTTCACTCGTTCCTTGACACCGCCGCTTGAAAGTCGCTTCTTTTTTTCGTAAAGTTTTTTATCAAATAAATTGCGATTCAAACAAGAATTTAAGATTTGAAAATACTTTTCTTCAGAAATTTTTAATTTTGTGCAAATCAGAATGACTGTTTCAGAATCGTTTAGGTCTAATTCAAAGTCTTTATTCTTGTAGATATACTCTAAATGAAGGAAATAAAAGGCGTATCCTTCTGCGCCAAAAGTGGCAACAATAGGCTCTAGCTTTATATTACTATTAGCATTTGTATCATGCGGGAAGTAATCCATTCCATCCTTCTTTTGTCTGGCCATATGTATCACCTTTCTTCCTTAGCATATATAAACTTCTTTGCCCGTAGCCTTCTGTACCGCTGCCTTGAACTCA